TCAGCGCCGCAGACGCCTTAACAGGGTCGTCGGCCAGCTTCACAAACTCGGCAATGGTCGCGCTGACAGCGGTTCCGGTCGCCTCCTGCATGCCGATGGCAGCCTGAGTGATTGCACCAAAGCTGTCGCCTGCGATTTTGCCATTCGAAGCGAGAGTCGCGAGCACTTCGGCGGCCGCGCCGGTTGTGCCGACGGTTGCGCTTACCTGGCGCGCCAGTGAACCCAGTTGACTGGCACTGACGCCTGCAGCGTTGCCGGTTGTGATCAGCGCCTTGTTGTAACTGTCGGCTTCCTCGCTGCCCTTGTAATAAGCGATGCCGAGGGTGGCCACGACTGCGGCAACCGCAGCGATGGGCGCAAGAATCGCAACCAAACGTAGTGCAGATGCGCCCGCGCTGGTCCCGATCTCCAGGAGATTGTGAGCAGCTACACGAAGGTTGCCTTCGGCAAGGGCGTTGCCCAACTGCAGGACGTTCTCGCGCGCGCCTTTGGTGTTCAGGCTGAATTTCTGAGTTTCGTCACCCAGGCCTTTGATTTTCTGGCGCGCGGTATCGATGTCGGCCGAGTAGGTTTTGAATTCATCCTCACCGATGGTCCCGGCCTTGCGGTGCTTGTTCAGCTCTTCCTGCTGGTCGTCCAGCTTTTGCAGCGCGGCCAATGCCGGGCTGATCTTGCCCAGCAGAGTTTGCAAGCCATCAGCCTGGACGCCAACCGCAGCCGCTGCATCCTTCGCAGCCTTCGCACCCTGCTGATTCGTACCGACGAGCGCATCGGATTCAGCCTGTAGGCGCTTCTGCAGCGCAGCCAGGCTGGCCGTTGAATCCCGACTGGCATCCATGGCTCCGGCGGTGCTAGTAACACTGGTGGTTAGCTTCTGGTAATACTCGCTGTTCTGAAGCGAAGTCTTCGCGACCTCGATCAGACGCGCCTTGGCCTCGTCAGTTGCCCGCGCAGCTCTCGCCTCGGCCTCAGCTAGCTTGTCAGCGGCATCGGCAGTCTTTTTGAAGCCAGCAGTGACGTCATCAGCGGCTTTCTCGGCCCTGACGCCAGCCGCCGTGAGTTTGTCGAGATCGGTCGCGGCTTGGGCGGCATCGCCCGAATCAACCGCGATCCCCAGTTCTGCGATTGTGCCCGACATGAGTGCTCCGCTATTTCGATTCGCTCATGACGAGCAACGCCTCGGCCTCCATGACCCGAAGGTCCGGAAATAGCCTGGCTGTTTGTTTTCTCGTGAAACCGAGGAAGGCGGTCACGTCGCTGATGACGCTGTAGTCCAGGCCGACGGCGCCGCCAAAGCCGGTACGCCACTGCGTGGACATGGCGTTGAACGCCACGAAGGCTGGCCACGCATCAGGGAAGACTTCGAACTCTTCATCTGGGATATCGGCGCGCGACAAGCCGAAGGCCGCCAGAGCGGAATCCGACGGCCCTGCTTCGTACATTAGGCGCGCGACCGTCCTCAGTTTCCCAGGCGAGCGACCGCAAAAGCGTTCTGGTAAGCAGTGACGATCGCGTCACCGGCACCGGCTGAGGTTTCGATCAGCGCGCGAATGGCATCAGGCGTGAACTTGTCTTCAAAGCCCCAGCCCACCACGAGTTCGCTCACTTGCTCGACCTGCCGCTCGATGTTCGCGTCGGTGATGTCGATCAGAGTGATTTCGTCGCCCTTCTCCTTGAACCGCTCCTGATCATCTTTCGCCGCCTGCTGCCAGCCAGCGAACAGCGTGGCCAGCTCCTTGCGGTTACGGTACTTGAACTCAAACGGCACCTTCACCGTGGTACCGCCTACGCGTGGGATTTCCACGTCCGCCTTGAACGTGGCGGACTGAGCGATTTTGAACTTGGTCGCCATGGATTAGGCCGCCTTGTAGCGAGTTGGGCGAGACGCCAGCGACAGGGTGATAACGCGGGCCATCACGTTGTTACGTGTGAGGGTCGGAGTCGGCGTGATCGACACATAGGCGTTGTAGTAGATGGTCGCGCCGTTGGGCAGCGTCAGGCGGAGCACGCGCGGCTCGCGATCGTCGTCGGCGGCTTCGACGGCCGCAACGTACGGCAGGCTGTCGTCATCCGCCACGGTTAGCGACAGAGTAATCGGGCTCTTGGTGGTTGGCAGTTGACGATCATCCGACTCCTCCAGGAAACCGAACGTAGCGAACTGCTGCTCACCACCGGAGCTGTTGTTGTCGGTAATCTGGCTGATCTGGGCCCAGTTGCTAACAGAGCGCACAGACCCGACACCGGAACCAGCGGTGTACACGGAGGTTTTGGTGGTGTCGATCCCGTCCAGCTCGAAACTATCAGTGTCAGACCCGATCACGCGGACGACCTTGTCGTTCAGGCGGGTCCAGCCCGATTTCACGACCAGCACATCACCATCATCCAAGCCGTGCGCAGCGGAGGCAACCTCAGGCGGCTTGGCGTTGGTGATGGCGGTGAAAGCCTTCGGCACGCTGTAGGCCGTGGCAATTTCAAAGATCGAGCCGTTGGGAAGAATGGCACTCATTGGGTGTTCCTCGTACAGAAATGAAGAACCCCGCACTTGGCGGGGTTCAGGGTTTGCCCAACGGGCGGGTTATGCGCGGTCGGCCCGATACTGAAACGAAGCCGATACGGTAAGCGTGGTGTCGTCGATGATTGCAGGCCCGGGCTCAACAGGCGTCAGCACCATCACTTCGAAGTCATCCTGCTGGAGTCGCATGAAGGTTGGGAACAGGTCGTCCAGGTCATCGACCAGCCCTTCTGCATCGCCGGTGCCGTTGCCAGCCGGTGACACGATGCTGATCTGAAACACGCCGGTGTAGACCCGGTCCGTACCTTCCAGCGTCTGGGTGTCGGTACCAGCGGGCAACGTGAAGGCGCGCAGATAGCTCTCGTCGTCACCAGGTTCGAATGCCACGCCCTGATAAGCGATCCGCAAGCCTCGTGGCGCCGCCCAAGCGGCAAGCTGCTGTTCGTAGATGCGACGGATGATCTGATGGCTCATACCTGGTTGTTCCTGATGGCCTCCAGCACGATTTGCTGGAAGCGCGCGACGGTGATCCGGACCATTCCGCCGGGCGCCTGTTGGGAATGACCGAACTCAAGCGGGATCGCGTACGGCAGCGAGTTGGTGATGTAGGCCGTGTCGCCTGCCTTGAACTCAATCGCGCCGTCGACGATGCGCGCGGTGGATTTGCGGCCGCTCGGGTCTACCTCATCCGTCGTGGTGCTATCCGGCGAGCCGATGCTGAACATCCAGTTGCCACGAAAGCGCCCGCCGACGTAATCCTTACCGGAAACCAGCCCGTTCACATTGAAGTTCTGCACCCGCTCGGCTTTGGTCAGCGGCTTGGCGTATTTCACGCCCTTCTTCAGCTTGCCGGACTTGGTGAAATTCGATTCGGTCAGGTTGATGACCGTGTTGCGCGCCGCGACCTTGAAGTCGTAGTCGTCGGCCTCGCGGGCGTTCTTCTGTCGATGCGCGACGTTGGCGGCCCAGATTTCCGGGTTGCCTACGGGCGACATGCGAATGACGCTGCTGCCGATCTCGATGACGATCTCGCGCAACGTTGCGTCGATGGCCTGTTGCGCCTGATTGGCAAAGGCCTGAATCTGAGCAGCGAAGCCGCCGCTAAGTCCTGAATATTTGGAAGCCATGTCACTTCCTCAATTGAACAGTCCATGTCGCTGCAGCAGGATCCTGGCTCACATTCAGTACGCGCTTTCCGCCCACTGTGTCGCCAATCTTCGGCTCTGCTGGAGTGGGTGTCGGCGCACCGGCGACCGAGACGAACAACTCGTTCTGAAGGATCAGCAGCTTCACGTCTGTGGTCTGGATCAGCGATCCGTCGATTTCCTTGGCAAGGTAGCTGCCGAAGACGCCGCGCCCGGCGTAGGTGCCCGTTCCCCCTGTCGTTGTGCCGGTAGATGGGTCGTAAACGGGGCTGGACTTGCGCGAGCCTTCTACAGGCTTCACTGCATCGCCAATTCCGTCCGGGTCATCAAATGCTTCGCCCAGTTCGGCCTGGAGCTCTTCGCGCATCCCCATGACTACACCCGCTTGAGCATGATGGTGCCTGACCGCTTGGTCCACGGAGCAAGCAGCGCAAGGGCGAAGTTTTCACCAGCAGAGAGGTCAGTCGAACCTTCCGCATAGGTCTTGCTGACTGAGGTGCCAGATTGGGCCGATACCGTTTTGCTCAGCACTTCTTTCTGGGTCGCTTTGTAGAGGTTGCCCGCCGCCGCTTCCTTCGCAACCTGAGCGCCTGCAAGCTGGATGGCGTCAGGAGTCGGATCGGCAACGGGTCTATTAATCTTGGCCGTGAGCCAGGCATTCGCCATCGCCACAGCAAGGACCGCATCACCGGTGCCAGACCAGTCAGGACCCAACTGAGCATCGACATCGGCCACGGTGATGAAATCGGTCATGTGCTTGTCCTTATTCCTTCGGCACCAAGGCCTGCAGGTCTTCTTTCTTGGCCGAGGCATCGAACGCGATGTTCTTGGCGGTCAGCCAGGCCTTGAGGTCATCGACCTTCATCTTCAGCGGGTCGGTTTCGGTGTCGCTGTCAGCCTTTGGCTTTTGCGCGCCAATGGCTGCGTCGATTTCTTCGTCAGTGCTGCGCGAGGCGTAGCCGGCCGGCGGGTAGTTGCTCGCTTGGTAGCCGGCCTCGACATACTCCGCGACCGTCGGGCCGTCGGTGCGCAGCCCGTTTTCATCCGCGCCGGTGACCTTGATGCCTGCTCGCTTGTAGGCCTCGATGATGTTGGGGTTGTCGCCCTGGACGAAGACATCCGTCGCCGCGCTGATCACCCCGAAGAATTCACTGAGCAGTCGATAGCACACACCAGGCTCGCTGCCCGGCTTGTCGGTGTAGATCACTTTCATGATTCGCTCCCTTGCAACGGAGCGCCCGAAGACGCCCCGTCGCAGTTGGATTACGGGGTGGTGGTACCGCTGATCACGGCGGCGAATGGAACCTGCTTGCGGTCGAACACGCGCTCCCAGTTCGCAGCAGCAGCGTACTGAGTGGCGGTCGGGCTGAGGTTCTGGTTGTTGCTGCCTTTCCAGCTGAAACCGGCAGGCTGCAGGATGAACGTCTTACGCTCCCACAGGACTTCAGCACCACCACCGTTGCCGCCGCCTGGCTTGCGCTCCAGCTCGACCGGAACAGCTGGGGTGCCCTCGCCGTAGCCGAACGCGCCCTGGCCGAAGAACACCGACAGGTAACGACCAGCGCCGTAGACGAGGCTGTCGTCCATGAATACCGGCTTGCCCAGGTAGGTGGCCAAGATGATGCGGCCGTCAGAGTCGCGCAGGTATTCGATGAGGTCCTGCTTGACCATCTGGTTCATCACCACGGAGTGCACGCCGATCGCGGAGAACACGTCAGCAGCATCGCCAGAGGTGAAAGCAGCATCCTGGAAGGCGCCGGCGCTGATGGTCGCACCGGCATCCACCACCATGTCACCGGCGTCGTTCGCGATGTTCGATGCGATCACGCCGCGGGCCGCGCCGAGCAGGTAACGCTGCCAGCGGCGGGTCCAGTAGGTGCCAAAGCGGTTGCGGATGTGCTGCATCGGCTCGGTGTTGGCCAGCTCGGACGTCAGGTCAGCAACGCCATAGCCTTTGTTGAGGTAGAGCGTACGGGCGCGCATAGTGCCCTGCTCTGCCTTGCCGACTTCGCCCAGGTCGTCCGGGTTGTCGTTCGAGATGTTCGGCTCTTCGTCAGCGTCCAGATCCTGCCAGTAGCTGATTTCCGAGGTGCCTTGGCCGTTCTGCGCGATGGCGTCCAGTTCAGGCGATTTGACGATGATCCCGGATTCGAAGACCGCAGTCTTTTCCGGGGAATTGACCGGCGCGATAGTGCCGTAATAGTCGGCGACAAAGATGTCCGCCAGTTGGGTCGTTGCCATGGATTAGGTTCCTTTGGTGGCCAAGAGTTTTTTGAACGCATCGGGGTTGTCGCGGGCCAGCGCCGCGCGCTCGGATTCCGTGTATTCGCCCCACTTCTTCGTGGCCTTGCCACCGTTGTCGCCGGTCTGCCCGGCACCCTGAGCCCTTGGCCAAAGGTGTGTTGCTGTTTCCCGCAGCGATTCCGCCCATTCGAGCGGAGACAGAGGCGTCTTGCCGTCCTTGCCGTAGATGACCTCGCCATCACGGTCGGTCGCGATCGCCTCGCCGTCGTCGCTGAGTTTGAAAGTACCCCGGGCGCGCAGGATGATGTCCTCGGCAGCCTCGGGGAGCGCGCCAGCCTTGATTGCGGCAGCGCGGATAGAGTCGGCCAGCACTTTGTCGCTGTACTTGCTGGCGAAGGCCTCTGCCTTGTCGGCACGCTCTTGAGCGGCCTTCAGTTGCTTGTCGTAGTCGCCGCGCAAGCGCTCGGTGCGGCGAGTGATCACCTCGTCAAGCTTGCCTTCAGCGATCAGCTTGGTTTCTTCGTCCTGGCCGACCTTTGTGAGCAGCCCCTTCACAGCCTCGATGTCCAGGCCGTCGAACTGGGTCTTGAAGCCATCCAGCTCGGTTTTCGTGCTTGAGAGCTTGCCAAGCAACTCGCTGTTTTTGTTTTTCAGGCCCAGGGTGGCTGCTTCAACGGCTGCCGCGATGGCGGTCTTCACTGCTGGGTCTTCAAGGTCAATCTGGTTTTCGTCGGCCACTTGGCGCACCCCTTGGGCTGGTTTTCCCGCTTTGCGGGCATAAAAAAACCCCGGCATGGCCGAGGTCGGATGAGTCTTTGGTACTGCTATTTCACGAGGCGCAACCCTCGCATGACGAGGTAGTCTGCAAACTGCGTTCGACTTGCTACCCAAAGCGGAGGATCAAGCATCGACTGTTCAGTACTGCGTGACAGCGGAATCAACTGCCTGCCGTCGTAACCATGGGTAGGCTCACGAATCGTCAGGCCCTGATCAGATGCATACATTTCGATGGCGAGCATCACTTGCCCGTGCCGTATACCGTACGGGATCAAAGTTTTGCTCAGGAATTCGTCGCGGATAACGATGTTTCTCCGGGGCCAAGCCATTGACTGGCTGACCGAAGCCCGCTGCCCTTTCCATTGCATGCTGTCCATCGCGGCGCAGGCCCTGAGCAGATAACGCACCTGCTCATTTGTGCTTTCCGGGACTGGATAGCGGTAGTAACTGCCATGGAACACCAGCGACTCAAGGTCTGCGTAGCTGTTCGCTGCTGGATTGGCTCCCGATCCGTGCTCAACGATGATCATGGCGCGCCCCTTTAAGGTGGGCGGTCAGTTTACACCGGCACGCTTGAACATTTCCGGCTCGATCTTCTTGAGTTCGTCCAGCGTGAGAGGCTTGAACTTGCTGTTCAGCTGGAGCATTGCAAATTTCTCTGGCGGGAGCCCACCGTTTCGGAACAGCTTTCCACGTACCGGGCCCAGTGCCGCATCTTGAAAGCTGGCTGGCTGAGTTGCCAACCAGGTGTAATACGTCAGTGATGCCTCAACCTGCCTGCCGCCGTCATCGCCGATAGAAGCGCGCGTAGCGCCATCGGAGAAGAAGTCATCGAGCCTGGTCACCGCCGTCGTGGTCGATCGGCAGTTGATGTGCGCCGGCGGTAGCGGCCCTTTACCAACCTCGAAGACCCGGCCGTCGAGACCCTTGCACTGCTGGGAGGTCTTACGATCCAGCGTCGATACCCAGCGGTAGCCCTGAACGACATCAGGGTTCGTCTTCAGCGTCTCCATCCGCGCGGTCGTGGCCACATGCTGAATCGCGGTCTGCACGACCGATGCCGCATTACGGTTGCTGATTGCCAGAACGCCGTCAGTGAAGTTCTGTGCGGCGGTACCGCGAACAGCCTGGATGATTTGCGCGTTCGTCTGGCCCTGGCCGAAGCCGAGCCTGATGGTGTTGGTGACTCGCATTGTCTCGGCGCGTGACCAGCCGCTGAGGAATGGTTTCAACAGCTTGCCACCGTCAAGCCCCGTCACCTGCAGCGGATAGGAGAACACCGCCGCACGGATCACCGCGTTGCTCGGCACGACAGCATCAACCGAGAAAGCATGATTCAGGCTGCTGGCCTCGAATGTCGACTCATATAAGGCGATGTCCACCAGATCAGCTTGGACCACATCGACATAGGCCTTGTAGATGTCGAGCAGCTTGCCGTCGACGCGCGCGAGGAACTCTTCCAGGCGCTGACGGCTGTAGGTCGTCAGTTCCTTGCGGGTCAGCTGATCGCGAACCAGCGTGTCGATCTGGCGCAGGTACTTCTCGAATTTCTTGACCTCGCCAGCCTTAAGCCGCTCGATCATCACCGAGTGCCGGGTCGTCTGCTCCAGCAGCTGCCCGTCCTGATCCAGCGGTACCGTCGCCATTGTCTTTGTCCAGGTTGATGCCAGCGGACTCACGTTCGTCGCTGATCAGTTCTGACTCGTCTTCGTAGTCGCGCTCTGGCAGTTTGCCAGTGGTGAGGTACAGCCAGTACGTGTCGGCGCTTACGGTGCCTGCCATTACTGCCTTTTGGAGCTCTGCCAGAACCTGCGAATCGACAACCGGCGTGATGAACTCAGGCTTGACCGTGAACGTCACATCGTCCGGTTTGTAACCGGTCCACTCGGCGGCATAACGCAGACCCTGCTCGATTGCTTCGGCAACCGACATGACGATGCTGTGCAACGTGGCGTGCTGATCGTTCTGGCGAGTTTTCCGGGCTTCCCCTGATTCAGCATCGCCTGACACGTCCATCACCTTGGCGCCTGCCTCAAGCGCTGCGCCCTTCTGGTCGGCCATGGCCTGGCGGTTGGCTTCAATGCCGGCGCCTTGGAACTCCAGATAACCGCACTGCCCGTTAGGGCCGAGATCCCATGCGGCAGATGGGCCGGTCACGCTCAACTCCGTGCTTTCGTCCAACCCTGACACCCACGGCTGAGGGTGGCTTGTCTGGTGCAGCGCAGTGAAGTAGTCGGCGCTGATCTGGTAGGACTTCACGGCGGCGCGAGCCATGGTCAGCAGCGGCACTTCATCAACATCCGCCGAGTTGTCCGTTGATCCGCAGTAGATCACCGGCAAATAGGGCAGGCTCTTGACCAATCGGCCCGCAGTGTCTGTTGTGCCCAGCGCCTTGAAGTCTTCAACTGGGTCGCCTGAT